TTGGGCATACGCGGCAAAAGTACATGAGTACTTCCGATATGGTAAATACGGAGATAGAGACCCCGAACCAACTAAAAAAGAGTTTGCAATTCACTTAGAAAATTGTAATGTTCATCCAAAAGTAAGAGCAATATGTTTCGCTATTTGGGATGGTAAAAACTGTGATAAAATAATTTGGAATTTAGTTAAACCAAAATTTGAGAAATTATGAATGTGTCAATGGACGGACTGAGAAATCAGTTGTTAAGAAATTATAATTCTTTAGTTTACAAGTTAAATAAAAGAATTTACGACAATGAGATTAGTATGGAAGTTGATGATATCCAAAGGGAACTTGACGGATTAAGAAGTTGTATCGTTACTTTGGCATTTACCTATATGGATGGTAACGATGGATGGCAGTCAATGCCTGATGATACTCATTTTGAGAACTTTAACCCTATGGAAGATGAAGAATGAGAAATTAAACATAGCGGTAATTGCTCACGATAACAAAAAAGCGGATATGGTTGCATTTATAATGAAAAGACTTGAGTTCTTTAAACATTATGTAACCATATTCGCAACTGGTACAACAGGGAAACATATTGAATTTGCGGGTCTTAAAGTTAATAGACTACTATCAGGTCCTATGGGTGGTGATGCTCAAATTGCGGCGAAAATCGTTAACAAAGAAATTGATTGTGTAATATTCTTTATGGACCCACTTTCATCTCACCCCCATGAAGTTGACGTACAAATGTTGTTAAGACTATGTAATGTTCACGACACACCGATAGCGACAAACTATTCAACCGCAAGTAAGTTAATAAAATATTTTGAGGTTGAGGAATAAATTTGTAGATTTGCATTATGATATTAAAAATTGAAAAAGACATAAAAGGTTTGTTCCCAAACATTTGGGTATGTTCTGACCCCCACTACAATCACAAAAATATTTGTAGAGGTGTTACGAATTGGAGAACCTTGGAGGGGGAAGTTCCTGAGGACCAAACCCGAGATTTCTCAACACTTGAGAAAATGAATGAGGCAATTCTGAATGGAATTAACTGGAATGTTGGACAAGATGATATTTTAATTTGTCTTGGAGACTGGTCTTTTGGTGGGTTTGAATCTATTAAACAATTTAGAGATAGAATTGTTTGTAAAAATGTACACTTAGTGCTTGGTAACCACGACCACCACATTGAACGTAACCGAGAAAATATTAAGACTTTATTTAGTTCAGTTTCCGAATACTTGAGAATTGTTGTCATGGAACCGATTAAAAAGGATGTTACCAAACGACACGAATTTGTATGTATGCACTACCCAATCCAAAGTTGGGACGGGTTGAATAAAGGAGTTTACCATCTTCACGGACACGTACACTTACCTGATGAAAGAAAATTCGGTCGTGGTAAGAAAATGGACGTTGGTTTTGACGGGCACCCTGAATTCCGACCATACAACCTATTGAAAGAAGTTGTCCCGATGTTAAGTAAGAGAGAAATATTGTCGGACATGCCAAACGACCATCACCTTGAAAGACTATTGAACAGTGACAAATAAAGAATACATATTATGTGCAGCGGTATGGTACAAGGACTTACCAATGGTTAAACCTGAAATTTTAGATAACCGAGGTTTTAGACCCTATAATGTTGATAGAGGAGTTGTTATATCGGGGTGGAGACACGGAAATTGTATCTATCAGATGGTTGCAATCACGGGACTTCGCTCAATTCCAGAAGAAGCGGGTGAGGAGGTTCAAGGGTTCCTAACCAATAAAAACAGATTTGTTGATAGGGTTGAGGGAGCACAAATAGCATTTGATGCGGGTCAAACCGATGAATTAAAAAATAGATTATTTAGTGAAGATTTATACTAACAATGATTAACAATCTTGAATACATAAAACCATTTTTGGTCTTTGAATCTGAGGATGATTTTTATCTTCTTCAGATTCTTAGACGCAAAAAAGAAAATCCTGATGTTGGTAATAAGCCAAATGTGGTTAAGACCTACTACATTGATTCTATTGAGTATTTGGATAAGGTTATGCCAGAGATAATTGGTTTAACTAATGAAAGGAAAGCTAGGGCTTATATTAATTTAAACCGAAGGTCATTTAAAAAAATCGCATTAAAAACTTTGCAAGAAATCGCAAATAATATTGAATCGGGTAATTTTAAATCGGCTAAAAAATCTTACGATAAGATTGCGGGTAAATACTCAAACGAAAAAGATAAGAAGTGGATTGTTGATATTGACTGGAAAGATTTTCCGAATAAAAAAACTGAATTTGCCTACGTAATGACTTTGGTTAATCAATTACAAGAAGAGGCTGGTAAAGAACCACTTTCAGAACCACTTATGACTAAAAACGGAATACACTATGTAACAAGACCATTTAATTTGGAGAAATTTCATAAGCAATACCCAATGGTTGAAGTACACAAAGATAGATACACAATTTTATATACAAATTAATATGATACCAAAAATTTTATACTTTATTTTTCCATTTATTTGTTAATTCAACCAATCCTGAATTTATTAAAGATAATAATTCAGATTTTTTTAATTTTGGAATATCTCTAACTTTGAAAAAATAATTATTTTTTTCACAGTATTTTTCGGCGGATTCAAACTTCAATGAATTTTTTGAGTTCGTCCATAATTTTTTTGGTTTACACTCAACGATGTATGTCCCATTTATTACAAAATCAGGGAAGTAGTTCTTACTAATACCATCTTGTGTGTACGATATTTTATATTTTTCTGATTCACCATTTTCCCATATTAGATTAAATCGTTCAATTACGTAAATCATATAACTTAACTCAAGTAAACTACGAAAAAACCACCCTTTATACCAACCACAAATACCATTACCTGAATTTATAGGTGCGGGTTTCCCATACATTGAATTTTTTTCACCTGAATTAATTAAAGATTGTTTTTTTTTGTATTCAATTAATTTCTCATCCGCAATTTGTTTGCCATATTTTTCAAACCAAACATCATAAACAGATTTACCAAACATTGGATTATTTTTTCCCGATACCGATTCTGACATTTTTTTTCTAAATTCTTCAGTTTTATATATTGACCAATTTCTATTTTTAAGTATTTTTTCTTTGGTTTCCTCCGTATGATGTTTTCCAAAAAACGGATTTCGCTCACCGTGTTTTCCATACATTGGATTTTTACTACCTTTTACCCTTTCTGACATTTTTTTTCTAACATCATCAGTTATTGTGTTTTTTATACCACAACTTTTACATTTTGAATGTTTTTTTTCGGCTTTTAACATATTGTACTTATTTGTATATGAAATTTCACAGTCACATAAAGGACATTTTCTAATAAATGTTGTCATAATCATTTTTTTTTAATACATTTGTATTCAGTATCAAGAATACCTCTAATAATAAATATATGGAAAATAAAAAAAATATAGCGCCCCTCCCAAAGGTATTGTACCTTGTAAGAGGGGTGCCTTAACTAGGGTGCGGTAAATCAACATTTGCTAAACATATTTGGAATGATTATGCCATTTGCGAAGCGGACCAATATTTCGTGGATAGGGAAACTGGAGAATATAAATTTAATCCTGACGAAATTAAAATTGCTCATCAGTGGTGTAGAGATGAGGTTGAAACTCGTATGAAAGACAACCAAGTAAACCCCCAATACTACCCTGAAATTGTTGTTTCAAACACCTTCACCCAAGAATGGGAAATGGAACCTTATTTTAAATTGGCTGAAAAGTACGGATATAAAGTATTCAGTTTGATAGTTGAAAACCGACACGGGGGAGAAAATCAACACGGTGTTCCAAGTGATAAAGTTCAAGTAATGAAAGACAGATTCCAAGTAAAATTATGAGTAAGAAAGATAATACAGAATACGTTGAGGAAGTAAATCTACCTATGCCCTGGTGGGGATGGGTAGTTTTTTCTTTGGGGGTCATAACAATATTAATCGCGATTTGTTATGACAAGATTGGATAGAAAGATAAGGTTTAAAACTGAAAAAATTATTACCGTCAATAATTCAATATTTGGTTTAATGGATATTGCAATGATGGAATCTTTCAGGATTACTGAAGACGAATTGGATAAGTTATGTGAGGTTGCAACCGATGAAGAACTAAATTTATTTGTCAGTGAAACCCTCAGTTTTGGTGAAAAAAGAAAATTGATATTACTACTAGAAGAAAAAATTTATGGAAAAAACAATTAACATTAGATTTGTAAATCGTCCTGGTTATAAGGATAGTGATGGTCAGTACGCAATACAACGTATGACTTGGTATGGAGGATGGCGTTATATAGGATACACTATTAATATGGGATATGGTAGTATCTATGATTATTATGTGGGTAAATCAAAGAGAGAGGTACTGAATAAAGTACTTGAAAAGTATTACAAAATGGATAAACGTTTTGTTAATGTTATTGAACATCCGGGACTAAAACTTTACTAATATTTCTATGAATTCAAAAATAAAATTTGGCAAGATTGCCACTGAAATTCGTGAGGGTAAATTAACACATGTTAGTGCCGGTACAACTTATAAAACAATGGATGAATTGAGAGAACATCTACATGAACAAATTGATTTATTTATTGACCATATAATTGAAACGTCATCTAATCACGAGTGTACAACGGGGGTAGTTGTTTATCCTTTAATTCACGTGGTTTGGGATGATATAAACAAGGATAATAAACAGTATCAGGAAATAAGACAAAGCGAGTTAAACTAATGGAATATCAAGAAGAAATTATAAAATTACCATCATCTGAATGGATTAAACAATACGGTTATATTATATTAGACCCTGATGGTTGGGATAGAACTAACTTTGATTATTCATTTAATAAAGAATTAATAACCAAAGAAGAGTTTGAAAAAAGACTAAGTGAATCAACCTGTCAAAGACATTTTAAATTGAATACAAAATGAATAAATTAAGTTTAATAAACTACGAAGGTGATTGTTTGAAAGCCTCAAAGGTGAATGGTAAAATTAATATAACTGACCAATGGAATGTTCTTGTTGAAATTTTAGATACCAAAACTTTTTTAAATTTTATTGACGGTAAAATGGAAATTAAAGATAGTAGAGATAAATCTTGGAACTTTGTTAATGAGAGTTCCGAGAGTAAACCATCTCTATCCACAATATATGATTTCTTAACTTCGCCCGAAAACAATAAACAAACTAAAAAGTGTAATACTAAAATTTTCAAAGTACGATTAGAGTCATTAGACCCTACAGGTGTTCCCACTAATGTTGAAGCACTATCAATGGAAGTTATTGATGACCCTGAATGTATGAGACACGAAAGATTGTACCTACATATTGGTGAGTGTTTATACCGCGTTGATAAATCGGGATTCATTATTGAGAGAGTAGTTCCTCACGAAAATTTTGATATTAGAGATAACCAAATTATGTTATTAAAAGAGGATTTGGAAGTAGTCCATATGTATTTGGATGGTTATTCTATACCAAGAAAAGATGATAAGGGAGAGACGTATTCAATTGTTGGTAGAATCAAACAATTTGAAAATGAGATGGTAAGACAAACGTCAAATCTTGAATCAATTTATTTGGAAGAACAATCTGTAATGTATTCCGAATCAGAGGTTGAGAAACATTTAGAGACTCAGAGGGGTAATTGTTGGGTTGCCGCTAGCCAAGGTGGTATGGATAAAATAATTGGTGCTCCTGAACCAGGAATGTGGAGGAAATCAAAAAACAAATAATATGACACTAGGAGAATTTATTAAGAATTTTAGCCACAACAATATTGTTAGATTACACTACAAAATTAATGTAGGTGCTCAATGTGTATTGGAAGATTGGAACGAGGTCTCAATGGACCACGAAATTCTAAAAGGTAAAGGTAAATACCGACACTACATTAATAATCAGGTTTTGGGATTAAGAACAATATCCTTTCAACCTGGACACAACCATTACCCTGAGGCTCTTAACATAGTGATTGAGAAATTAGAGAATCAACCTATGATTGAAGAAACTCCTGACGAAACTGAATTTTATACCGAAAGTTGTGGATAATATGAGAAGTAAAACCTTAGACCGATTACTAACGGAAATGGAGAATGACCCTTGGTATGTTAAACTAAGAAGGTGGTGGAGAGTTAAGAAGTGGGTATGGACTTGTAGAACAAGATGGATTTGGGACTTAGAATATGAACATAATATCTTTAGAAAGAAGAAATGAATAAAGAACAACAAGAATTATTGGATGAGGTTTATGAGACTTATTTAAAAAATTGGAAACCTCAACCTGTTATAGAAAACGAATTACATTGGATGGAACAAGAATTAGTTAATAATAGACCACTACCCAAAGATATGTTTATCCATTGTACCAAAA